AAGAGGCAGAACCCCCTACCGAGAGATACTTGTTATTGAGCGCCCCCCAAATCATTTGTTCCGCCCATACATGCCGAACCATTAATTTCTCGGGCAGATCAGGGTGGTTCCACAACTCGTCGCAAATGCGCCAGAAATAATACTCCCTAGCACGTAAATGCTCATGGTTAGCAAACCCGTATAGCAATGCGGTAATCTCACTCGTCGGGGGTATCATCAAACCCCCCACATCCATCCGCTTGGTCTTAGGGTCGATACGGGGCTCTAGTATCTTCTTGATGCTGGATCTCTTTGCCGCCATAATCCGTAACACAGCTTACGCCCCAAAGAATTGTCTGACAAATCTAAAGACTCCCTGCAAAACCGAGCCTTGGCCCTGTATAAGGCAGACTGGAAAATGGTCTCAATAGCCAAGGAACTTGGAGTGCATCCAGGCACAGTTCGCAGATGGTTTAAGAAAATGGGCCTGCCCGCTAAAAAGAACGGGCTGCACCCAAACAGAGTGCCGGATACCGAAGAGACTCCTGCGGACGAACTGGCGGGGGCGATAGAAAACCACTTGCAGGAAACGACAGACGAAGCGATCCGCCGAGCGAGCCACGACGCCCGTCAGGAAGAAGACGCTACGATTCTGGAAATCGCGGAGAGGCAGGCGAGCCCCGCAGAGAAATATCAGCACTACGCAGCCGCCACCGGCATAAAGCTGATGCGCGACGGAGTTAAGAATCTTCGGCCCCCGAAGACAGTCCGAGAACTCTCAGAGCTAGATCAACTGGTGCGGCGTAATTTAGGGCTCAATTCTAAGTCGGGGAGCGCGGGCAAGATGCAGATTGATATCTCCATTTTGAATAACACTAAGGCGGATCGCGGGAACGGAGCCGTCAAGCCGGTCATTGATATAGAATGAAAGATGATCTTCGACTTAAATTCAGGAGCCCCTGAGTTCAACGGGGCAGACTATGACCCCGCCAAAGATCCATATTTCTATCGGCAATTAGACCCCACGACATACTGGGGGTTCTCAGAAAAAGGCGGGAGCGAAAATAACGGGGTGGGTAAAACCCAAGACGGGCCGAAAGGCGTGACACTATTTGCTGAACTGAGGGACGCTTTTATTGGTGTAGTAGAACACGCTCGAAACCCGCCCGTAGCTTGTTACTCATGTTCAGGAACGATAACTATCTTGAAGCTACGGCACGGCCTCAATACAGCCGAAGCAGAATTAGCTTTGAGCCAATTAAAAACCTGTGACTTGGGGCCGACTACGCCATGTTTCTTGGACTCAAGCGCACTTCAGGAATGACCACGCTATTCAAAAACAGGAGAGTAGAAGTCAACCCTGTTGTCTTAGTGCGTAAAGACAACCCAGTAAAAAACGAATTCTCGTTTGCCAAGAAAAAACTGGTGGGTGTCTTCTTCCGTGTTGTCCCCCAAGGAGCAAGAGAAATTTTCTTTGTCCAAAGCCTCCCGAAAAACGCTGTGGTGTTCACACCAGAAAGTGGGGATGGCTTAATAATCTCCCCATCATGTCTGAAGGGGATGGGATGATCGTCGGGATCGACAATGGGCTGGACGGCGGATTATGCGCCGTCTCATCTTTCGATGGAGGGATCATCGATAAGATCGCCATGCCCACACTTAATCGGTCCAAGAAACGAGAAGTGTCCGTAGCCGCTGTTAATGCGTGGTTGGTAAACCTAAACACACCTTTCGTCTTGGCCATTGAAGAACCATTAGCCCATGCAAAAAGCTCCCAGGCCGTACGGTCAATGGCCATGAGTTTTGGAAAACTGATAGGAATGGCCGAAGTCAAAGGCTACCACCACAACAGGATCTCAGTCCACAAGTGGCAGAAAAAAATGCTGGGCCGAACGCCGAAAGGACAAACCAAATCCTTCGCGCTGAAGACCGCAGAGAGTCTCGCCCCCCAAGAAAACTGGCTCAAAAACAAACGATGCCGTACCCCGCACGACGGGATGATCGACGCCTTTCTTATTTCTCGATATTATTTGACAACGACTCAGGGCGACGTATAAGTCGCGCTATGCCTGATAGTCACTCTGACCGCGACCACGCGGAGTTCAGCCCCTCGTCTCTAAAATACGTAGCTGGTTGTTCAGGGTTCCAAGGCCGCAGCGGAACGAACGCTGCCGCTGAGAAGGGGACCAGAATCCACGAAGCTCTGGAGATAAATGACCCCTCGAACTTGGAAAGCGAAGAAGAGGTCAGCATCTTCCACGAAATCGTGGCCGAGGAGGAAAGTTTCTTGCAGAACTTTATCAATTGCTCCCCCGTAACGGGGTTGAAAGTTAAGGAAGACTTCAAGGAAATACAGCTTACAGTCGAACTAGACGGGACTTCTACCTGGGGAACGTGCGACCGTCTAGTTGTATTCAACAATGATACGGGGGTTCTAATTGATTACAAAACAGGGATCTCAGTAATCGACACTCCTGAGAAGAACCAGCAAGCACGGGCCTACACGGTCGGCGCATTCCAGAAATATAAAGACCTGAATGAAATAGTCTTTGTGTTTTTTATCCCCGTGCGTAACGAAACGCTCTTCCACACTTTTTATAGAGAAGATGTCCCCGCGATAGTCTCTGAGCTTTCCTCGATAATCAAACAGGGGGAGATTATCCGCCCAAAATGGGACGACGGGGCTCCGTCTATTGAAGAGTTAACACCTACCGTGCATTGCCGGTATTGTAAGCACGAAGGTAAATGCCCCGCGCTGGGTGGGTTGGTAATCGAAGTAGCCAAGAAGGTTAACCCCCAACTACCTGATGTAGACCTCGAAGAAACGGAAGACCCTGAGATCGTGGAACAGCTATGGGTGATCGCTAAGATAGTATCGAATTGGTCCGACCGGCTGAAAAAGCGGGCCGTTGCTATGGCACAAGAGGGCGTCGAGTTCCCGTCCCTTCGCCTCAAGAACATGGGGGCGACAAAAAAAGTTACGGACAACAAGACGCTGGTTTCCATAGCGGAAACTTACGGGCTCGAACTGGACGATATCCTGAATCTCGCCAGCATTCCCCTGGCCAAATTAGCCAAGGAAGCGGGGCAATCTGCTGAAAAAGGCAATAAGAAGAAAATTTCTGAAGAATTTATTGACGCCTGCAATGAAGCGGGCATACTCCTCAAGTCTAACCCAAGATATACTCTAAGTTAGACCTAGTTAGAACCAACGAAACACGAAACAACGAAAATGGCTGCTAAAGCGACTGAGAAACCGAATCAAATTATTGCCGCACAAGCTGCGAGCATGATGATCGAAAGCACCGATATTGAGATCCCGCGTCTTAATATCGTACAGAAAACATCCGAGATCGACGCCCCGTTTGGGTCCGTTGTCTTGGACAAACAGCACATCATTGCTGAACCGGAGCAGAAGGTATACTGCGTCCCCGTTAGCGTGATGAAGGCATGGCGCGAGGACATCCCGTTCGATGAGGACGAAACGTCCAAGATCGCCTACACCAAGGAAGAGCGGGATGAGATCAACAAAGACTCCAAGTGGAATATGCTGGAGTTTGCGGATATCATCCTGATGTTCTTCAAGCCCGAGGATAGTGACTCGGACGATGCCTACCCGTTTACGGTTGGCGACAAGCAGTATGCTCTGGGCAAGATTAATGTAGCAAAAGATGGCTACAGGCAGACCTTCAAGAGGCTCGCCACTTTCTCGCTCCTGAACCCTGATGTCCCCCTCCCTTCTCGGATCTGGACGTTCAGTTCTTCCATCATCCAAAGAGGGAAGTATTCCTGGTATGCTCCCGGCCTGTCGATCACTACGGAGGAATCCCCCGAGGCAGTCCAGAAATTTACCGCCAACTTCTTACGGTAATGGAAGGCACCTTTGATCCAGAGGTCATTCAGGACGAGGTCAATATGCTCAATGCGCTGATCGCTGAACTGGAGGAGAAGATTAAGCAACTGGAAATTCAGATGGTATCTCTTCACCACGTACGGGCAGCATTGGCTTCGGCTATCGACGTTGAACTCCCAAAAGACGACAAGAGCCAACTGAAGCTCTCGTTGTTGGTGGACGGGGTGGAGCCAATCGCGGCGGCGATAGACACGGAGAAATTGGACTGAGCATTCGGGTAATGTGGCGGGGCAGTCGGAAGCTACTTGGTAGTGTCTCTAATTGTTCTGGTTAAAGCATCGCCCTGGCCGTAACCACATAAAAGCGGCTATCCTCCAGCCCCTCACTGTTTCGTTTGTCATCAACAGTGGGGGGCTTTCTTATGAAGACCTATGCAGACCTACGCACTCGATTTTGAAACTTACTACGATAAGCGTTGCAGCATAAGAACGCTCGGCCCACTGGGCTACTTTTCTCACCCCGAATTCGACGCCTACCTGCTAACAGTCAAGGGGGATGACGGAACTGAATTCGTCGGTCACCCAAAGGAATTTAACTGGGATCTACTTATTGGAAACACGGCTCTTAGCCACAACGCTTCGTTTGATGAAACATTATATTTATATGGCGCGACCCAAGGATGGTGGCCGCGTATCGACCCCGCAGCATGGCATTGCACGGCGGATCTGGCAGCGTATGTCAGGATTCCTCGTTCGCTCAAAGGAGCGACTTCTACAGCTTTTGGATTAGAAATAGACAAGACAACCCGCGACACCATGAGCGGGAAGAGGTGGGAGTCGATGTCCGAGGAGTTCAGGGAAGAGGTTAGCGCCTACGCGATAAAGGACGCCGAGCTTTGTCTACGCTTGTGGGAAGAATTCAGCGACCGATGGCCGGAAGAGGAGCGGATGATTAGCACTTTGAACAGAAGGATCTGCCAGGGAGGCATTCCTATTGATACAGAACTGTTGAAGAAGCAACTGGAGACAATTAACGAGAAACTATTTGAAGCGGAATCTGCGATCCCTTGGATGGGGGCGAGGCCGTTATTAAGCAGGGCCGCATTTGATGACGAGTGCTTGAAAGAGGGGTTGGAGCCCCCCGAGAGTTTGGCGGCGAGCAATCCAGAGAGCAAAAAATGGATGGAGTATAACAGCAAAAAGCATGAGTGGATTAACGCGGTGCAGAACTGGCGAAGGATCAATGCGCTGAAGAAAAAGGTGGAAAGTTTCGATGTTGCGACGATGCCCGACGCCCGCTACTACGGCGGCTTTATGTATTTCGGAGCGCATACAGGACGCTTCAGCGGATCGGGGGGTAACCTCAACCTCCAGAATCTGCCCCGCGACGAGATGTTCGGGATCAACTTACGCCACCTCATATCCACAAAAGAGGGCAAGAGATTAGTGGTAGCCGACTTGAGTCAGATTGAAGTGCGAACACTGTGCTGGCTGGCGGGAGACTGGGCGATGTTGGACGAGATCGAAAAATGCAACGACATCTACGAAGCCTTTGCGATTCGATTCGGGCGCTGGAAAACCGAACAGGGGGAACTCAAACAAGACCCCAAACTCCGGCATAAAGTGAAGGCTATGGTTCTGGGGTGCGGGTATGGCGCGGGCAAAAAACGCTTCGCGGAGATGTCGGGGATGACACAAAAGGAGGCGGATGACGCCGTAGATCTGTATAGAAGCACAATGGAGTCGGTCACAAAATTGTGGCGGGAGTATAACATAGACATAAGCGGGGCGTATAACTTGACGCAACAAAGGATACCGACTCCGTTCACTGTAGACCTCCCGAGCGGAAGAGTATTGGACTACGGGTTGATCAAAACAGACAAGATGGAAGAGGGCGAGGGGCGGCTACAGTATATGGCACACTTTCCCAAGGGAGCTAAAATGGTCCCCATTAAGTTATGGGGAGGGTTCGTGACCGAAAACGCTTCCCAGGCTCTGGCGCGTGACATTTTCAGCGATATGCTTGTCAGGGTAGCGAAGGCGGGACATAAGATAATTATGCACGTTCACGACGAAATTGTTATCGAGGTGGACAAAGAGGAGGCCGATCAAGCCCTCAGTGATGTCCTCAAGATTATGTCAACGCCGCCACAATGGATACCAGACATCCCCCTTGATGCAGA